ACAGGCCTATTGCCGGGACTCTTGAACATTTCGCAATCGACTGCCTCTGCGAAACAATGGCTCGAGGTCGGTTTAGATCCTAAGGCCTGAGAAAGATCAGGGTGTCGGTATCCGGAACTCAGTGAAACAGGCCCCCACTTGGCCCTCAGAGGTTCCAAAACATTGGCAGCCAAGGCCACCATGTTGGCCATAAGTTCAGGCTCGGTGACTGTGTTGGAGATACCCAGGCGGATTGCCGTCTGACTCTTCTCAAACTCCTGTTTTCGGAAGTGATCCGAGATTTTCATCCAAGCAGATCGGAGAGAGAGTTTTTATTATGTCCCTTGTCATCACTGATGGCTGCATCCAGGACCTTTTTGGCATCATCATCCAGGTTCTCATCAATGGCCTTCATGATGTGGTCCTTTGCTGCTGACTGCATTTTGTCGGCTGCGATAGAAAACAGGGTGTTTGCTAACATGCTGAGAATTGGTGCCATTAGACTTCCTTTTCTTGGTTGGGTGCGGTGATGTCCACACGTTGTTCAAATTGAGTAGGACCTTTATTTTCAGAATCTTCACTCTTCGCCATGTCACTTGAAGAATCGCCAAAATAGAAGGCCCCAAGTTGTGAGAGAATGACTGTCAAGGCCCCAATCATCACCTGCATCAGGCTAGAAACCTTGTCATTCATCTCCCCCTGGTGAACAAAGAGGAAATAAATTGTTGCTGAGTAAACTGTCAAAATTAGAATGGCCAGCAAGAACCGAAACCTGGCTCTTGAAAGCTGAATTTTGTCAGTTACAGAGATCCCGTTTCCGTTTTTTTTCTGGGGAGGATCCGTCCGAGTAATTTTTTCAATCGTTTCAGCCACTTTTTCATGCTTTCATTTTGGTGAATATAAAATCCTTCAACCCCTCTGTTTCTCTCTCAAGGTTTCCCATTCTGGCATCAAGACTGGCCAAATGAGTCTTGACCTCAATCAGGTTGTCTTGGTTTCGAGTGACCAGAGATTCAAACTTTTCCTGGAGTTTTAGCCTGTCTTGTCTGGCTTGCCCCTCCATCTTGTAAAAGTAGATTCCCAGAACAATTAGCATGGCCCCCAAAACTCCCTGCTCCAGGAATATATTGACCAGCATATCGGTCACATTGCCTGCCGTCGGTGCAGGAGTCTGAACTGCCTGGAACTGATGAAACTGAGGATCTACCGGATTGTGGTGGCCAGTCGCATACACTGCAAAAGGCATCAAAATCACTGGTAGAAAACATGCGAATCTATTTGCAAAAGTCTCCGCTTTTCTTGCGCCCATCTTGGCCATATTTCCATCCAGGATGCGTGATAATACAGTGCCCCGTCTGTCAGGTCTGGAATCCAGTCTTTTGTTAGAAGAAGCCATTCTGATAACCTCAGTGCTTTCTGAAAGGCCTTCGGTTCCCTGGGAACGTCTGACCTCCCATCACAGTAGAAACTGAACTGGCACCTGTCCTTAATTGGGAGACCTTGGATATGCTTCCCCTCCTTAACCACTCCACAGACGGAGTCTGGAAAGCGTGAATGCTGGGTCCGGTTGAGGATTGTCTGCCCGACTGCGATCTGCCCTGCCGTGCTTTCACTTTTTGACTCCCAATATATTGCCGTAGCCATGCACTCCAAAGAGTCTGAATCCACTAAGGATCTGACTGCCTGAAGATAGGTCAAACTGATGAGGAGCAGAATCCCTGCTGATGTGATTAGTTTTGTAAAAATAAGGCATCAAAATTTAATACAGTATTTTACACCAGCATTGAAAGGTCTGGTTTCGTCACCTGTTCTTGGAGTTCCATTACTTGAATCAGCAACTGGGTCTCCAACCATTGATGTGAAACTACCGTTTGAATCGTTTCTATACATATAGCTTGTATCGGATGCTTCACCTGCCAAAAAACTACCTGCTGCAGAGGCAGCATTCGCTGCCCTACCAGTTCCAGTATTACCAGCAATATCGTGCTGATGCCCCTGCATCTGATCATTCTCAAAACTACCAACATTTGGTCCAGCAAAAGCGTTCCCGTCTGCCATAGTGCTAGACCCATGTGAACCAGTGCCCCTTAAAAAAGCACCTTCAAGATCTGGAACTTTAAAACTAGAAGCTCCAGTTCCTCCCCATGTAGTTCCTATTGCTGAAAATAGTGCAGCGTACTCAGTATTTGAGACAGAATTATAGGTGGAACCATCACAAACCAACCAACCAGATGGCACCGAAGACATAGCAAAAGGTGCGATCATCCCTGCTGGTAAAGTTGCGTGTGTTATTGATCCGGCACTCACTCCTCCATTTCCTTTTGGTGTGAGTTTCAAAGATATATTTGTGTCTCCTCCAGTGGCCTGTATCTCTGGAGGGTTACCAGTGGCTGCATTGGCTACTGTGATTTCATTAACTGCAGACCCTGTGGCAGTCACTTTGACCAACTCATTCCCATTGGTGTCATTGATTCCAGTGATGACTTTTGCATTTGTTAGTTTTGGAGTTGTAAAATCTGCATTTGTAGATTTAAAAACCCCTGTTCCTTTACCTGAAACATTCAGATCAATGTTGGTGTCATCCCCCTTGGCCTCAATGGTAGGTCCGTTTCCGGTCGCAGCATTGGTGATCCCAACATGATTGACGGCAGACCCGGTAGCCGTGAAATCCACCAGTTCATTTTGATTGGCATCTGCTATGAGGTCTGAGGTTGCATTCACTGCTCCCACGATGGTATCGAGATCCACATTTATGAATCCGCCCCATAAATTATTATCTCCGCCATCTGTTGGTTTTTGGAGATTTTTCGCAGTTCCTGCAGTCTTGGAAAACGTGAAAAAATCAGAGGTATTTGAAGCCATATTATCGGTAATAAATAGGGTTACTCACGGCACCTGAGAAGTATGGCCTTTTAATGCTCATATTGAGTGCCGTGCCTGGATTTTCGCCTCTTTCATCATAGATCACCAACTGCTGCATCCTCTCCTCAGTCAAGGCCTTCCACACTGCAATCCTGGGGTCATCAATCAGGTAAGGTGCAGAGTGAACCAGGGATCCATAAAGGTAGAGATCCGGGTGACTGGTCAGGAGAAAATTAGTGGTGTTAGAATCGGAGAGTGCTTGAATCTTTTTGTAATAAGTAATTTCTACCGAGTAAGTCGCATCAGGCACCGGGCCGAGTTCCAACTCCAGTCCAATTAATCCATAGCAGATAGGCCTCCCAGTGGCCCCTGCTCTTTGGAATCTAAACTCATCCATAGCCTGGGGAGTTTTGAACTCCAGAACAATCGGGCCTCCTGAGGTTGGTTCCAAGGTGATGTTCTTCAGTTCCAGATAATCAGTCAGGGCAGAAGAAAGGTCTGTGTACTGACCAGAGACTGATATGGTGGATCTTGTTACCATCGATCTCAGTCTAAGCCTCCGGTTGAACTCTGCCTCAGCCAACTCGATAAACTTCTCAATGACAGTAGAACCATCAGACTGGTCTGTGGCCAGATCAGATCGGTTCAGAAAATCACCGATTGAAGCCTTAAGATTTGCGTAGTTTGATATGGCCATCAGGCTGCCTTTTTCGCAGGTGCTTGGTACTCTTCCATCCGGGCCTTGAGCTTTTTGATCAGAGGCTCGAACTCATTATCCTTCCATTTGATATAAGCCTGTCCTTCATTCTCTCCGACCTTCCGATCTTTCAGTTGCCAGTCTCCCCATCCATCTCCAAAGTATTTGAGAGTGCCCAGTTCAGTCCCTATGTCGTACCAAGCATTCGACCAAAACCATTTGTTTTCTAGGAAAAGGGATCCGACATGCTTGACCAATTCTCCTCCAATGCAGGGATGGGTCGGAAGTTTTTCGTCGAATACTTGGTCAGGTCCATAGAACACGTCCCAAGGTCCACATCGTTGGGCCATTCTTTTCGCCCAGTCCAATCCAGGCACAAAATCATCTGTGGTGATTAGGTAGTGCTTCAGGCCTGGATAGAGGGCCACCACATCAAGATTGTCGGTTGTTTCCCACCCATCAGGTGCATCGATTTTCTTATTCGTGATAGCCACTCCATTCCAGTAATGGGAGCGCATGTTGTTCTCTGCCTGTTTGGTATCCTCGACAGGCATGAAGATCATGCTTTCCTTCGGATTCGGATCCTCTATCGTCACCGGATGATGGTATTTTTTGTCCTGCTCAATGTAGTGATCCTCAAAGGTCAGAGCATGGTCCATGGAGTAAGCCAAGTCTCCCATATGTTTGACTGACTTGGACACGTCATGGTCGATGTAAATCGGCAATCCTGCTTCCTTGATCTTCCTGCAAAAATAGACATCCTCACCAATGGATCCCGGCACATTATTGGGATCAGGCATGAAGGCAAACCAGGGGAGGTCCATCTTCTCGTGATCAAACAGTCTCATGTCGATCATCATCACGGCACAACCAACCTGGTCCACTTCCTCAAGGCCTGTGGACTCCTCTCTGGAGTAAATATATCTTTTGTCCTTTGCATAGGCAGTCGGGTAGGTCGGGAATCTCCTTCTGACACAGTTTGCTGCTACGACTGGCACGTTATGCTTCAGAAAGGCCTGTATCGTATCCCATGGCACGATCATGTCGGAATCGATGAAGAGCATATGGGTTGCCCCCCATCCATGAGCTTGCGCCACCAATCGATGCCTGGAGTCTGGAAGGATTGAACTGCATACCCCGAACAAACGAACTTCCTTCGTTCCTCCTCCATATTCTGCTTGGTCGAAGCAGGAAATCATGTTCGAGATGCACTCCGCAGTGTGGGCATTCCAGGTCCCTGTCGAGGGTACACAAACTGCTATTTTCAGATTCCAAACTGCCTGCTTCAAATTCTTCCGGGCCATGTCCTAAACATTTTGTTGTCGGGGTTGTTAGCCCACTCTTTCCATTTCTTCTTATCATGCACCCATCCTTCTCGGTAGGCCTTATTCCACACTGCTTCTGGAATATAGGCCACATGTCTCAAGTCTTTGGAGGGTGTCATCTCAGAAACATCCTTGGCTGCTTTAAGGATATGGTCCACGTTCTGGGTCTCCGAGATGATGTGATCTCCCTCAGGAGTCACATGGAACCCCTCCGCCATAGCGGAGGAGGCATTCCATTCTAGGAGTCGGTCAAGACTCATTAGCTAGTCACGAGGTCGGCTGCAACCCCGTGGGCTGCTTCGTTCCTCATCACCAGAGTATACTCAACACTGAGCATTCTCTTCTCGGCATCCCCGGTCTTGGCCAGTTCCACCAGAGAGAAATCTCTCAGGAAACCAATGGCTGCAAATTCAGGATCGAGAACGAAAGCAGACCGCTCCCGGCTGAATCGGTTGGGGATTACGGAAAGATCACCGAAATCGGAGGCATACAAGGAGGCTGCTCCCTGAATGTTTCCAACCTGGACAATCTCACGGGCAGAGGATCTTCCGGTGAATCCAGAAACTCTCTGCTTGTTGACAGGGCCAACCATCAGGACTGATGGATCTCCGCCGCTTGAATAAACTTTCTGAATGACATCCTTGAGGATGGTCTCAGTGAAGGTTCTCAGATCAGATGCACCAGCATCCCCTGCGGTTGCAGTGGTGGCCGTACTCGGATCCGTTCCGGTAGTGGTCCCAGTTCCTCTGGAGGTGTTGGTTCTGAGCCAACCTTCCAAGGACTTCATCTTCCGGGCACCTGTTAGAACAGGAGTCTGGTTCTGGGTCACAATAAATTCCATGTCCCTTTTCAGTTCCTTGGAGTTCTTCGCAACCTGATAGGCCACCTCAGAGGTTCGTCCTGCCTTGTTGACCACGTTCTGGGTCTCTGACACGATCACATCCTTCATGCTGATCTGGCAGATGTTGGATTCTCGTGTCGTTGGACTGACTGCCGTGAAGCTACTGACATCAAAACCCTCGTTATGGGCATTTGATGCTGCTGCTGCGAGGCTATCTGTCTGCCATTCATGAGTAACTCCATCGACGTTTTCACGTCCGATGGCACTCATAAAAGGAGTATCAAAGGGGGCAATTGAGTAGATCGCATTTTGCAAATCCTCTCGATTTCCAACCGCATCCGATGTGATAAATGTATTTGTAATAGCTGCCATTTCGGCCTCCTTTACGTTCCTAAAATTTGTTCAAAAACTGCCTGAGCATCTTTAATGTGCCCAGTCTCTGCTAATCGTTTCATTGCTTTGCCTTTGCGAAGTTGCTGGGGTTCCCCTGGAGTTGGTGTTCCAGGTGCCAAGGACTTGCCTTGAGGTGCCTGTCTTACCTTCCCCCTTTTGGTCTGGAGTTGGTTATATCGCATGGCATCTCGGAGAACCTGAACTGCCCTGGAATCATAAATCTGAGCCAGTTCGTTTTCCGTGAAACCCATGGCCAAACCAAAACGACGAATCTCCGCCTTTTCCTTGGTAGCGGTTTCCTCGTTCTGCCATTCAGGGATCCTCTCTTTCAGAGCAACCTGCTGTTGGTTGAGTGCCTCCTGCATCTGCTTCTGCTTCTCGGCCATAGCCTGCTGCTGAAGATGCTGGTGCTTGGCACTCTCTGCCTGAAAGTCCTCCATTTTCTGCCGGTAGAGTTCTGTCTGCCTCATGGCCTCGATTGGGTCTTCATCCCAAAGTTTGGCATCAGGCCTGACAGGTGGCTCCATGGCAGGCATGGGTGACTGCAAAGCATTTTGATAGTCGTTGATCATTGCCTGAAGGTTCTGTCGATCTGCCTCCAGAGACTTCCGTTCCTCGGCTATCTGCATCGTTTTTTGGGTGTAATCGGACTGTCTTGAATATCCCGCTTTTAGCTCATCAAGGGTGACTGGAACCTCCTGTCCATTGACTTTGATGTTGAAAGTCTCTGCCTGAAGTTCTGGTTCCTCTAGGGCCTCGGCCTGATATTCCTCTTCGATTTCCCCGGAGTCTTCTGCCTCAAGGGCTTCGGACTCCTGTCCTTGTGGTTCTTCCTGGATGGGTTGTTCCTCTGGTGGAGGAGTCCCTGCCAGTAAAGCCTCAAAGGCTGCTACGTTGTTTCCTGAAGGTCCCTGAGTCGGGTTGCCTTCTAAAGGTATGGTGTCACTCATTTGTTCTTATCTTTGTCCTTTTTGGCCTTGATGCCGTCTTGCACCATGGTCCTGATTTCGTTTTCAATCATGCTAATGGCCTTCAGTTGCGACCATAACTGCTCCCGGTGTTGGACATCGGAATCCTTACTGTTTAACCACTGGCCTTGGAGGTCCTCCTTTATCTGATCCATGGCATCATGAATCACCTGGGGGAGTTTCCCTGCTGCCGTTCCTGTGGCAATAATTTCATCCTGTGTTTTCTGTTTTTTGCTAGGCATCGGTCTTTCTCATCCTTTCTCTTTCAATGGCAGCCTTGATGGCTGCAACATCAATGCTGGTGTTATATCTGGATTCCAGTTCTGCAACCTTCAATTGCATCTCTGCCTCCATCTTGTCCCGATCTCGATCATCCTTGAGGAGCATCTCCTCTCGGTCCTGCTGAAGTCGGGCTGCCTCGATCTGCATTTGGGCTTGAATCTGCTGGGCCTGAACCTGAGCCAAGACCTGTTCTGGTGTGGGTTCCTCTTCTTTTTGTAACTCTGCCTGAGGATTGTAATTTGGATTGCCCACATAGTTCTGGGTATCCTTGAACCCGGAGAGTTCCACAATCTTCCTGAGGGTGTTCATATACTGCTCAAACCCGACGATGGGATTGTTGGGGCCTTGGCTCTTCAGGATCTCCTCCTGCTTGGCACCAAACATCTGAAGGGTCTGCACCCGTTCCTGATCGGATCCTGCTCCAAGGGCAACATTCACCTCGACATCAAAGTGGGAGTTCCAGGTCCTCGGATCCATCTGCACAAAGTCTCCTGAGAGTCTGACCATCCGGGGTCTGTCCTGGTGTCGCATGATCAACCTCTGAACCCGGTGAAAAATCTTTTTCATGGTCTCAGCAAAATTCCTGCTGACTAAATCCAGTTGCATCTGGGCAGCACTGATCTGGGCTGAGATAGCGACTGCCGTGGTGGATTGCATATGCTCTGGATTGAGACCTGCCGAAGAACGATTCATCCCGGTACGGGATTCCTTGATCTCGTCCATGTAGGCCAGAATCGGTGCAGCATTCTGACCGACGAAAGGCAGGGTCAATTGCTGAACTGCACCAGGGGATCTTTGTCGGATGATGGAGCCCATCTCCGTACTGAGCGCATCATCGATGTTCACCTGCCCATCCACGATGGCCAACCTGGGGAAAATACTGAGTGCCAGGGAATCAAGCATATTTCTGAGGACGTGGGACTTGATGTTCTGCACGTCTCTGGTCAGATCAAATACCGACTGACCTCTCCATCGATGGGCCTCAGGGTATGGGGTAAAGAGGCAAAAGGGTTGCTCTGCGACAGGCTCATTCATGACAATGTTGTATGCCGTTCCGACAGTGCAGATTTTCCTCAAGTGGGCAATGCCTGTTCCTTCGGTATCGACTTTGACATAGGCCTCGATATAGAGAACCATCCGCATCGCATCATCAGTCCTCTGATCGTAATACAAGAACCCTGAGGGGTTCCTCTCGAAAGTCTCGGTATTGTAGGCCAGTTCATCAGATTGCCCTGCATATTCTTCCATCTCCTCCGGGTCGTATCCCATCTGAGCAAGTTCTGAAACAGTCAGGTATCTTCGATGCGCCACAATGTTGGCATCCTCAAGGGATCTCGCAGTCCTATCGATCAGGAATTCCTCAGGAGGAAGGGCATTGATGTGAACCCTGCCATCGATGGTTCGCCTGGTGACGGTGGCATTGTGCAACATGGGCGGAGGAGGCGCATCCATCTGCACAACACTACCATCGGGCATGATCTGCGGAGGAGGAGGTGGTCCTGGAATAAAATCAGGATCCGGGTAGGATTGAACCTCTACGTCCTCGGCATTGTTATCCATGAGCAAGACCTGGAGTTCTTCATCTCCGAGGCCTGTGTAAGAGTAGGTTTTAACATCCTCCAATTCATTCCAATCCACCTTGATGATTCCGCATCTCTTGAGAAGGGCATCCTGGAAAGCAAACTGGAACTGGGTGAAACAATCGTTCTCCTTCAATATGTGGATCACATACTCGGTCAACTGTTCTGCCAACCTCACGTCCTCCGGGCCTGTCGGCACAAACTCAAGAGCCTTCTCTGATCCGAAGAACGTCCTCATCAGGGTCGGGATCATCAACTGAATCGAGTCCCTCACGTCCTGGGTTACGACCTGAGACCTTCCAGGTTCCTCATCTCCAAAGGGTTCCCCCCGGAAATACTTGGTTGCCTCGGCTCTTACCGGAGACTCGGTTTCATCAATATAATCGGCTGCATTCTGAATCAAAGGGACCACAACCCCCTGGAGTTCCTCAAGGGTCATGGGGGTAGGACCAGGAGCAGATAGCTCCACAGGTTGGTCCTGAAGGGATTCTGCTGCTGCCATGATTTCTTCTGGTTGCATGGCAGAGAGTCTGGAGAGTAAAAAGAGGAGAGTTCAAGACCCTATCTCAAAACTTTTTTTGAACTAATTACTTAAAGTAATGATTTTATTGATAATCTTTTTTCTTGACTATACTATTCAATAGGCCTATTATATAGTCACAGTCAATAACGACTGCAATTGAGAAAGGACAAGAAATGAGCTTAAAAAACCCATCCTATGAAACAAGGACAAAACTAAATTTTTTAGCATTAAGAAACCGGGATCTTGATCCAGATACATTCTTGGAGATTGAAAGGGATTATATTGAAGTGGCCCAATGGCTGGATCATTTAAGAGGAACAGGAGTGATCGGTGAAGTCATCCCTGATTGGCAACCAAAAAAATAAATCAAGCCCCTTCGGGGGCAGAAGAGAAACCCTCTCGGAACACAAAATGCTTACCCTCTCCGACATGACTCCAGATGAATTCAAGCAGGCCCGGAAAGTCCTGGGCCTCTCTCAGAGCAAGATGGCCCATCAGCTTGAGGTCTCCTATCAGACCATACAAGCCTGGGAGCAGGGTAGGAATCCAATCAGCAAAGTTGTGGAGATGGCCGTGCTTCATCTCTTGAATACATCAATCGAAAAACCTAAGGAGTTATAGTGAACTATTTACAAATCAAAAAACTTGCAGATCAGCTTGGACTGGAAGTTGAAAATGAATTGACCTGGGATGAATGGGATGGGTGGACTGTGTTCATTGATGCCCCTGAGGGGCAAAGTTTTGGAGGATGTCAATACCATGCTTCAAGTTGGGTTTTCCCTGATGAAGATAAAAAATTAACAAAGCCCAAAGTTTGGGATCTTGTTGCTAATGATATGAAGATGGAAGCACAAGAGTTGGGGCCATGTCATTGTGGCCACTGGGATGAATATAACTAACAACTAAACAATCCCCCCAATAGACCTCTGGAGGGCACCCTCGGCCCTCCTTCCCCACTTCCCCTGCCCATAGGCAGCATTCCCGGCAAAGGTCAAACAGAAGGCATCTGCTGCATCAGGACTGGCCCCTGATCGTCGTTTCATGGCCTCCTTGGATTCAACCCGGATCAGACCATTGGAGGAGTGGGAATATTTCGGAAGAACCAACTCTGAGGCCAGTTTCTCATCCTCCTCAGGGATCTTCACCTCCTTGGTCTCCAGCCATTCTCTGGCCCTCCACCAGAGTTCTGATCTGAGGTTAAAGCAGGTGGATCCCATGGATGCCGATTCGGAAACATTGATCCCTACGACTGGGGCACCTAACTCGCTGAGTCTATCAACCACGGCACTTCCGAGGCCTATGGAATCGACGTAGATGGAATCAATTTCCTTCTCAGTCCCCCTGGAGTCCTCCCAGACTTCCATGATCCTTCCTGTGGTCTCCATCAAATCCAACTTCCTCCAGGTCTTGATCGGTTCCAGGATGTGATTCCCCTGCCTTAGGCAAATGGCCGTCGAGTCATCACCAAACCGGGCCACGTCCACCCCCATCACCACAGGCTCAGACTCGTGGAGAGAGACCTCCCTGACCTGGGCCGATTCGACCAGGGCAAGATCAATCAGGGAGTCTGAATCCGAGGTCGGAAACTCTCCGAGGACCCTCACCCGATAGACTGAGGAGGTTTCTCCATAGGTCTTTGCCATATCATCCGCATACCGGGTGTTCACCCTTGCAGGAGAAACATCAAAACAGGAAACTTTCAGATTCCAAAAATCATCCCTCAGTTTGTGGAATGCCTGGTAGAAATACCCCTGAGGCTGAGTGGGATTCCCGATCAGAAGCAAAGTGGAGTGAGGGGAGGTCATCGAGGACCCAACCGACTGGAAAAGAACCTCAGGACAGGCACTTGCCTCATCCACAATCAGAAGAACATGATCGGAGTGAATCCCTGCCATGGCCTGGTGCCCGGTCTCATCGGCACGGGCCGTCCTGCATGAGATGAAGGCCTCCTGGGGGGCCCCAATCAACTCAATCCGTTCCTTGTAAATTTCCAGGAGATCCGACAAGGATTTCGGCAGTTTCCTGATGGTGGCCTTCAACTCTGCCATCAAGGCATCATCCATCTGCTTCTGGGAGGGTGATGTAATCACAATTTTGCATGGAAAGTGATGAAACAGGAACCAGAGGGCAGTCCACGAGGCACAACTGGTTTTGCCCACCCCGTGCCCACTACGAACTGCCATGAGCCTAGTCCTCTGAGCAACTTGATCCATCACAGAGGCCTGCCACTCATCCACCTCGATTCCTACCATGTCCCTCACCCATCCAGCAGGATCCCCAGAATACTTCTGGAGCATCTGGGCAAAGATGTTCTCACTCATCCCTCAAACCCCCAGATGAACCTCTCCGACTTGTGAATATTGTGCCACGTCTCAGGCTGCACGTCGATCTCTCCTCCGCCTTTTAGAAACCTCTCCAAGGCCTCATCGATCTCCTCATGAGTGACCTCTTTGACCTTGCCACCTCTCCGGCAGATCAGACTCTTGATGGAGTTCCTTGAACTCTGTTGAGGCTTTCTTCCGCCTGATCCACGTCCCTCGAATATAAACTTTTTTTTGGTTCTCATAAGTCCTCCAATGCCCTTTCCGCCACACTGTTTTTCCATTCTTCCGGTCAGGACCTCCCAACCAGTCCACCAATGCCACAAATCTCTTCATCACCATGTCACCTCCTTGAATTTCACATACTTGTTGCCCCTCAACCTCAGGGCAGGTTTTCTCTTCTTTTTCCTCAGGATCCTTCCTGCATTCCTTGCATGATAATCCTCATAAAATCCCTTGATCCTCTGCCCCCACTGATCTCCATACTGGATGGACCGCAAACACTCCACTGACACTCCCAAATACTCTGCATCCAACTCCTCAAGTGACTGCATCAAAAATCCCAATCCTCCATCATGCACACCGGGATTGGCTCCATCTTGTGCCTGTTCGTCTTGCTCAACGCCTCATATCGAGCCATCTTCTCCTCTCCCACATATTCCCCCCTCATGCACTTCTCCAGGTCCTCATAAGACATCTGAAGCTGATCCTCATCGGTCCTGCCATCCTCCCACAACCCGTCTGTCGGAGGCTGAAGCACAATCTCCTCATCAATCCCTAAGCTGAGTGCCAGATCCTGGACCTCACTCTTGAACAAATCCCCAATCGGACTCAAATCCACTCCTCCATCCCCCCACTTCGTAAAAAAACCAACCCCAAAGTCCTCGACCTTGTTCCCTGTCCCCACAACCAACCCATCCATGCAGGCTGCGATGTGATACAAACACACCATCCTCAGCCTGCTCTTGGTGTTGGCAGAGGCATGAAGATTCGTCTGGGTCCCCCCCATGAATTTCATTGAACTCCTCATCTCCTCAAAAGGCTTGTTCAGATTCACAACCACGTCACACAAACGCTCCGGGAACCTGTCCCTCAACCAATCCATGTGTGCCGTTGCCTTCTTGTAATCACTGGCCCTGGAATCCAAGGGCATTGTCACGGCAAACACTGTGAGACCCGTCATACAACAAAGCGTACTCGTCAAAGCACTGTCCACACCTCCAGAAACCCCCACCACCAAGGTCTCCTTCCCGGCATTCTCTGCATACCCCTCGATCCATTCCACAATCCGACTAATTCTCTTGTCCATCAGTTCCTCTTGTAATTCTTCCATTCAACCTTGTTAAAAATCGCCCGGTGATTCACCCACCTGGCAAACCTCCTCTGATAAGGATCCTTCCTATCAAAAGGCATCACATACGGGTCTGCACCCAGACCCTTGATCGACAAAACCCGGTGGAGATCCTCCTCCTCCGTGCTATCAAACCCAATCAACACATAAAACTGCATCTGCCAAGGCCGAATCCCTGCCTTCACACATCGATCAATCCCCCTCCTGATCACCTTCTCATCCTTCAACTGGTCCCATGCGAAATGAACCCGTGCCTTATTGTTTGAACTGTCCCTGAACTTCACTGAGGCCAAAGCATGAGCCTGCTTCTCACTGATAATCCTGATGTTCAACCCCTGGCTGAAATTCACCCTCAAATCCATGTCCCTAATCTCATCAATACAGTCCTGCCAGTTAGGATTCCCGAAAAAATCATTGTCCAATAACATTAAAAAATTGCTTCCTGAGGGGTTCGTCATCAATCCCCTGATACTACTCACCGACTGAGGTCCTCCCTCCTTCCTCGGTACCACACAAAACCCACACGTGAACCTGCACCCCCTCATTGCAAAACCAATATTATGCTCATACCCATACAACCCATAATCCGGGGCCACCTCATCCACTCCCTCAGGCAATTTCACCTTCATATCATGCCCTGTTCCTCCTAAAATCATCCCCTCCTGAATATATCCCCGATCACTGAAATCAAAGATCATTGAGGCATAAACCCTTGCATAAGACTCATGCAACAAAGGAACATACAACTCCACCTCATCCCCCTGCTCCTTATGCCACGAACTCAACCTCATTAAGGCTAAATTCGGGATCTTGGAGTCCACATCATAAAGACCTACCCTCATCCCTGATCTGCTTTCCTCTTTTAAAATTTCATAACAAATCGAGCAATCACCCCAACAAAAGGCAACAACCCCAACCCCATCAACACATTCACCCCTGTATGTACCAATGCAATCTGTCGAGTGGTCCCCTGAGGCATCCCATCCGATACCATCAACCCTGCTATCCAGATGGTGCCTGTTGTCCCTATATTTGCACCCAATACTGCTCCTATTGCTCCAGGCAACGGCAATGCTCCTGATGCCACTAAACCAATGATTGCTGTCGTTGATAACGAGGAGGACTGCCAAAGCAGTGTCATCACTATTCCTCCCAAAAACATCCAATAAGGACTTCCCAAAAACCATTGCAGATCCTCAATATTCCCCAATGACTTCATTCCTCCACTGAACATCTTCAACCCAATATAAAAAACTACTAACCCCACAAAAGCTTGAAAATACGGACTCATCTGTCTGCCTTCCTCATTAAATAAATTGCTAAAATAAGAGCCACAAAACTTGCTCCGAAGTGAAGTAATAAAATTTAGGTCATTTTTTATTTTTTCTGGGGGGTTTTAGGGGGTGATCCCAGTGGCTCTAGCCCTGCCCCGTCTGCCGACCTGCCGGGGGGGGTCTGGGTCCTCGAAAATCCAGGCCTGCAACCTGGGTAAGGTTGCGCTCCCCTTTGCAAAGTCACTGTTTCCAATGGGTTCCAGTCCATCATCAAGCTCATGTTCCTCATTTGTTCCTGATTTCTTGATCTTTTGGCCTTAAATTGAACGCATGCGCCCGGAGTTGCGGAAGAAAAGACTCTCTCCGCCCTCATTCCCCCAATACTTTCTCTCAGCCCGTTCCCATACCCATTCAGGAACGTGGTATTCATTCAGGTATTTGAGGCCGTGGAGATACTTATCAAACGGATCTCTGTGGTTGGTTTCCTCGATCTCCTGAGAAGTTGGTGGCCTGCTAGTTCTCTTTAATTCCTTCAAGCTCTTTCAATTCCTTTTTCTTCTCTTTTATCTGATCCCTAATTGTCTCCAGATCCTTAACATCGTGAAGTTTGGCCTCCATTCTGTTTGCAAGAATTTGTGCTTCCTCAATCAACGATGGCATAACGGAGAAATTTAGGGTTTCCGTGCATTTCCTCATCTCTTCAAAGACAGTGCATATGTATCTATTTAAACCAATATGTTCTCTGCTCATCTTTTCTCCTCATGCTCGATGGTCTCCCCTTGATCAGGAATCTGTTTCATCCTCTGTGCTAAGTCTGCATGGGCTTCCAGGTGGAGTGTGTGAATCGATTGGATCTTGACATCATGCTGGGTCCGTTCTCCGTAGACCTGAGGATTTTGTCGGGATGCTAACCATTTCCGGGCATCGAGAGAGACCTTGGCTGCTTGAGGTTCGATGATGCCTGACTCCACTCGGTCTGCGATTTGGTTGATCTGGGTCTCTTGCCATGCTGCTTGTGCATGTCGGGCCTGTTCGTATTTCTGGTTTCTTATGGGATCCTTGGTGATATTTTCATGCAGGGTCCGGTAAGGGATCTGGGCACCTGCTGCGAGTGCCGGTAGATTCACACCTTCGGCAATCTGTTCGAAGATATGATCCCAGAACTTTTCGTCTTTCATGAGTTTGGTGGCCCGTTCTCTACGGGCACGTTTAATGGGTGATGCTGCCACAGTCGATCTCGGTGAGGTGTTTGATGGATTCAATGGCTTTGATGGCTTCGTCTAAGGACCTGATGAGGAAGTAGAACCCTCCTGCTTTTTTGATGCACTGCTCGAAGGTTTTCTGCTCGGTGGACTGTCGGCCTTTTTTGGGTTGTTTAATTTCGAGTCCGACGAATCTGCCCTTGATGATGACAATGATGTCCGGGAGTCCAGGGCATGGGTTTGGAGTGAAGAAGGTTTTTCCTTTGAGTGGGTTTCCTCTGACGATGGGGCCTGTGTACATCCTCCAGGAGAACATCTGGTCCTTGGGTTGGATGGACAACCAGTCGAGGATTTGATTTTGGATCTGGGATTCCTTCATCAGGTCTTTTGATGGATTGGTGCATTGGCGTAGTAACCTGCATAGGGCAGGAGTCTAATGCTAAGATCCCATGTGTATTTCAGGGGAAGGATCATGATGATCCAGTAGCAAATAAATCCGATGGTCATGTTGATTTTGTGTTTCATGCTGCCTGTCTCCAATTGTTTTCCTTGTCGAAGGAGATCATCATCCCTGCCTGGTCAAAGAGCCTGTCGGTGATGGATCTTCCGTAGAGTCTTTCGATCTGGTCACGAAATAGGTTTGTGGTGATCAATGTCGGCAGATGGTTGGTGTGCCGTCCTGAAACAATCTCGAAGAGGTTCTCTGCTTCGTAGTCAGAGGCCTTCTGTTTCCGGTCCATGCCTAGCTCATCAATAATCAGCAAGGGTGCTTTGGTGACTCGGTTGAGGAGATCATACTGGCCTTCTTTTTCAGAGGACCTGACGGAGGTTCTCATCCGGGCAAGGAACTTATGCCATCTGATCAGTCTGGGGTCCTTCCGTTGCAGTTTGGCTTCTCTGCCGATGGCACAGGCCAGCGCAGTCTTCCCGGTTCCTGGAGGTCCGTAGATGGTGAGATTTTTGCGCCTTTCGGTGAACTGGTGGAGGGCATGGTTCATGGGGATTCGGCCTCCCTGCCACTTGAAGGGCTTGAGGGAATCGAGGGTGATGTCTTTGAATCCGTATAGATCGGCATTAGCCAGTTGGTTCTTCCACTGGTCGAGAAGTGCATCCTCAGAGGGTTGGATGTGGACGTATTGGTTGCCGTCTTTAAGTTGCCAGGTCAGTTCGTTTCCTTCCTGGTCGGTTTCCTTGTATTCGGCCTCGATGAATCCGGTGATGGGTTCACCTTGGTTCCACCATTTGCTGAAGGCTTCTTTGCCTTTCTCGGAGCAATTGGGGAGGATCCGTTCAGTGAGGATCTTCATCATCTTGGCATCATATTCCCGGTCCTTTGCAGGTATTCGTTCAGTTGGCATAGGGTGATCCTTCCATCTTCAGTGAGTCTTCGTAGTCTTTGAGCAGGTCGGTTTCGGGTCCGTAGTGTTCGGAGGCAGGTTTCCATCCGTGTTCTTCTGCGGAAAACTGGCCTTCCTTCACCACATCATGCGGAGGCTGCTGAAGTTCTTTGATGTACTCGTGCTTTTTAAGGAACCTCTCGGCATGTTTGTTGTTGGTGCCGTCTCTTCTGAGGATCATGAAATAGTGCCGGGTGGCCAGGTTTACCTCATCGAGGGTAAACTTTTTCCTCAGTTTGATGTATTGGGCTTTTGCGTTTGCTTTGGAACCTGGATCTATTTTTGAAATGCTTCGATATTTCTCCCACCATCCTTCGGTGTCATGGGTCTTTCTGTTGTTGGAATCCCGGTTGGTAAACTCCCGGATCAGATCCTGATTTTTGGGAGGGTCGGGTGTATGTAGTTCATTTGATAGTTCATTGGATAGTTCTGTATACTTAGTTCCGGGTATCGTTTTGATACCCCCTGAGGTATCATTCTGATACCCCTTAGGTATTGATTTGATACCCCCCGGGTATTGTTTTGATACCTCCCCCGGTATCAGGTTGATACCCTCCTTGATCTTGTATCTGTTCGTGGTGCCATCTGATTTGAGTTTGGTGATGTTTC